ATTAGTAAATTGATACTGTGCTGGATAACCACCCATCAAACCAGTTACACCTTGACCAAATATACCAAGTCTTTCTAGTGGTTCGTAAGCAGCCATTCTGTTTGCTTCTCTTTGTGCATCTAGAACAGCTTGTGCTTGAGCTTGGTTTACTGCGCCCACTTGACCCGCTCTTGCAATATCTGTTCCTTGGAAGCCTTGTAGTGCACCACCCAAACCTGTTTGGAATTGTCCTAGACCTAATTGACTTGCTGCTAGGCCGGCTTGTTGTTGTGATAATGCACCTCTTTGACCTGCCATACCTGCTTGTTGTCCAGCTATTCCTGCCTGAGCTGCACCTATACCAAGTTGTGCTTGTCCTAATCCTAATTGATTTAATCCTAATTGTGCTTGTTGTTGTGCTAAACCAGATGTAGCTGCACCTAATCCTAGTTGACCTTGTGATAATGCCATTTGATTTTGTAGATCAGCTTGTCTTGCTGCTTGTGCTTGACTAAATCCTTGTGCTTGTAATTGTGCTTGTATCGCTGCTCTGTTTCTATCAGACTGTGCTTGAAACTCTGACTGCATAACACCTTCTCTACCACCACCAAAACCACCTAATCTAACAGCTGCATCAGATATATTTTGTTGTCTTGCTGCTGCTTGTCTGTCAAACTCTGCAAGTGTTGTATCAATAACTTGTTGTTGGAACGGTGACATATACGATTGTATAGAACCCACTCCTGATCCTGCACCTGTACCAGTTAAACCTGCTGCAGTTCCAAGTCCTGTTTGTGCTGCACCAATAAATGGAGATACACCACCAAGTGTTGCACCTGCTTGTGTTAATCCTGTGCCTGCTGCACCTACAAATGGTTGTGCCCCTGCAATAGTTGTGCCGGCTGTGCCAAGAGCTTGACCTGCTCCTGTTAATTCTTGACCTGCAACACCTAAACCTGTTTGTGCTAAACCTAAACCAGTTCCTGCTGTTGTCCCTGCTTGTTGTGCTGCGGTAAGAAATGGTTGAAAAGTTCCTAAACCTGCTTGTGTTCTTTTTGTTGCTTCTTGTTGTAATGCTGTTTGCCCTGCAACTGTTGGTGCAAATTGTTGTGTTGGAAGAGGTTGCGCTGTTGCAGCTGTTAACTGCGTTGCGTAATCTTTACCAAGATCTTCTATAAACTGTGCGGGTAAACTACGTGTTACTGTTTCAGCCATTATAATACTTCTCCTAATCTTTTTTGTGTAGCAAACATTGCTCTAGCACCAGATAATCCTTGTGACTCTTTTGATACTTTACCGCCTGCTTCTAAATTTTCCATCATATTTTCCATGATCTCTGCGCCTTTATCTATATTGCCGCCTCCTGCATTTCTAACAGCATCTGCAGTAAATACAAACTCATTTTTCGATAGTCTTGCTGGCACATCATCTGCTCTTTCTTGACCACCGATTGCCACAAAACCACCTTCGTTTCTGTAATCTTTTTCCATACCACCCATGTCCATCATACCACCTTCTTGAGCCATAACTCTATCTGGTTTCGGCATTTGTCTTTCACCAAATACATCTTTTCCTACACCTCTTATTATTTCTAGAATTAATTCTTTTTCTAAAGGTTCTAACTCGTCATAAGATTTACCAAATCTTGATTCAGACAATTGTTCTTTAGCGTTATCTATCATTGATTCTATATCTAGGTCAGCCATCCTTTTATTTGGTCTAGACATTGGTTTACTTCCATATGAATCCATATCATCCATCATTTCTTCTATTTGAATTATTTCATCTTCAGTTAAATCTTTTAAAGGTTTACCAAAATTATCTATTGCAAGATTTTGCATCATATCATTTCTTGTATCCATAGGATCTGGAGCTGATGCCATCATTATACCACCTTCGTTAGCCATCATTCTACCACCCATCATAGGCATACCTCTCATCATCATAGGGTTCATCATACCTCTAGCCATCATAGGATTCATCATACCTCTAGCCATCATAGGATTCATCATTGGCATTGGTGAACGCATTGGCATTTGATTTGGTAAAGTTGTTCCTTGAGCCATGGGCCCTGATTGATCGTCACCTGATACTATTGCATCTTGACCTTCTGTCTGCATAGTAACTGGTGCATAACCTGTGCCACCACCTGCTGATCTATTTATTCTGTAAGGTGTTAATGCACTAAGTGCCTCTGATCTAATTGTTTCATCATCCTCATTACCACCATCAGCAAAACCTATTCTACCACCATCAGCTGCATTTGCATAAAAATCTTGTGGCATGAATGGAAACTCTGTTGGATCTAAATTACCTCTAGCAACTAAATTTCTTATACCTCTTATATCTAACCCTTCACCACGATCAAAATTAGCAGTTTTTTGTTGTCCTGTTCCAAATATTAATGGAAACGTAGATGCTAAAGTAATTGCTTCAAATGGATTATCTTTTATAAGACCTAATAAACCACCCTCTCTAGTAATACCTTTTTCTCCTGCCGCAGTTTGTGATCCTAAAATCATATCCATAATACTTTTTTTACTTCCACCTTGTAAAAAACTACTTCCTGTTGAACCAGGAAATAACATTTTACCACCAAAATACGCCAACGCAGCTTTACCAAATGGTGATTTAGCAATCTTCTTAACACCTTTTGTAACTTTTTTAACTAACTTACCTAAAAAATATCCTTGTCTTAAATCTGTTATTCCACCACCAGCGTAACCTATTCTACCACCGTCAGCTGCAAATGCTGTAAGGCCATACATTCTTGGATCAACGCCCATTTGTTTTCCGTATGCTAGTTGTGCTGCAGAGGGATTTGAACCTACAAAATAATTTTCAAACGGAAGTTTTCTATCTTTTGGTGGTACAAAAGGACTGATTGGTTCTACTGGTAGTGTTGGTATTACAGGTCCTATTCCTGGCACAGGCATTGTTGTGACTGGTGCCATTGACATTTGCATGTCTGCTCCTGGTCCACCACGAGCGTCAATAGCATTTTGTCCCATTTCAGTATTACCATACGCTCCAATTACTCCTGCTTTTCTTAAAGCATCATATTCATCATAATTATCCTCATCAAAAGTTATTACCGATCCGTCTGGAAGTGTAACTGTTCTGCCTCTAACATTATCATAATAAAATTTTCTAGTAATTTGTGAGGGTAAAAATTTATTTACAAAATTTACTGACGCATCAAGTATTGGGAAACCGAGTGGTTCTGGAGTAGTTTTAGTATTTATAAATTTATCTCTATTTTGTTGGTCTATTCTTTTCTGTATGTTTTCTGCAAGAATCCTTTCTTCAAGATTTCTATCATCACCTGGTATTACATTAAACTGTTGACCACCAATAGTTGTAGTTGCTGGACTTAAAAAATCACCTTCTTTTATTTGATTACCAACACGAGCTTGCTCTCGAACATCTTCTTTTGTTGCAAATTTATTTGGATTTTGATAACTTTGATCTTCAAATTTAGATTGATCTCTTTGACTTTGAGAAGGTCCGTCTCCTCTTTCACTTGCTCTAGAAACATTACCTTGACCACCTGAACTTTTACTTGATTGTGCGCTACCACTTCTATACGCAGCATCACCACGATAACCAGGTCTTAAACCATGTCTAGATGGTTTTACTAATTGTGATATACCACCGCCAGCGTAACCTGTTCTACCACCGTCTTTTAATTCTTCGCCTCTTCTAGTTAATTCATCAATAGCTATTTCTACTATCTCTGGATCTGAACTTGCTATTATGCTTCTTAGATTGTTACGGGTGTATTGCATTATGTTTTTACGAAACTCACCTAGTTTCATTTCACCGTATTCACCTACTTTATATAATTTTCCCATTTTCTATAGTTTCTGTTGATTTAAAAAGCAGGAATTTAACCTGGAGTTTCTGATAATACTTGTTTTTATCAAGTAAATCAAGCCTATGTTGTAACCTCTCTAGGCTTTATTTCTAGCGCAGACAAGACTACATGTAGTCTATTTGCGGTTGCTGCTGTTACTTTTAGTATCTCGCTCTCTTGCAGTACAAGAGGTGCTGTTAATAGTTCCGTGGTTCCATTTGCAGATATAGACTTAGTCTTAAACAAACTAAACACAGCAGTTGCTGTGTCTGTAATAGTTACAGTTATAGTATCTGCGTTACCAGAGTCTTCTGATACTAATATAGATTTAATCACAGATGTTGTGGCTGACGGCACTGTATACAATGTCGTAGCACTAGTTGTAGTTAAATCTACCTTTTTATTTACAAATGTATTAGCCAAAGAAAAAAGCCTCCGCCTCTGCTTCTTCTTTTAAATCTTGTTGAAAAGAAGTATTTAATTTTTGCACTATACTATCAACATCTCTAACAAACGATTGTTGTACCTGTTGATCGTAATCTTCTAGTGGTTGTGTAAGTGATTGTACTATTCTTGCCATTATCTTCTACCGTCTGGTTGTATATCTAATCTAAATGTTCCTAGTTTCCAAAACTGACTTGTGCTTGTGTTATCTACTTTTAAAGATATAGATCTTGCTCTTGCACGTGTATCAATTTTATTTGTGCTACTTGTTATTGTAAATGGACCTAATGTAGAACTAGCTTGTGATTGATTAGGAAAGTCTCTTAAATTTAATGTAATTCTTGTGTCACCTGTTTGTGTTTGAAAGTCTGGTAACACTCTTCTAATTTTCATCATAAATTCACCATCACCAGCTAAACCTTGTTGTCCTATATCAAAGTCTCCTGACTCAATACTTGCAACAATAGAACTTGTTGCACCTTCTCTTATTTGATCTAAACCTTTTTCGTGTTCATAATAATAACTAACACCATCACTGTTTCCTTGTACGAATGTAGAGGAACCTGATGTACCATTAGAACTTGTATCATATTCTGTAGCATGTGGTTTACCAAACACAGCAGAATCTTGCCATGAAGTTCTTGCTAATGTACCTGTTGTCCATACTGGACGTTCTGGTGTTGAGTCTAGATAGTTATAACAAACCATTCTATTAACTATGCTAGATGAAGAACTAGGATAGAACCACATTACCTCACCAAACAAGTTATTAAGACCTGCATTGATATGTTGTTTTGGAATTGTGTTAATATCATCGTATACGTGATCTTCAACTAAACATGGTAGTGATTCTAGTTTACCAGTGTATCTAAAGAAACCATTCTCTGACATCCAATATGCAGATCCATCAACCTCTACAGCTGCATTCTTTCCTATCAATCCACAGTTTGTACCAACTTGTTGGAATGAGAATGTAAAAGGTGCACCAACAAATCTCATGATAAACAAAGATGTATCAGTCCAAATATATATTGCATCTCTACCTCTGATAGCTCCTACAATTTTAGATCCGTCTGCTAATCTTTGTGTACCTGCAGTGTTAATTGCACTAGGTGCATAAGATGTTGTTGCATCAATTGATTCTTGGTCCGAGAACCTTATAAACATTTCATCTCTTGTACTTGACGTACCAACAGTTGTTTCTGTACCAAAAAATATTAAGTGTCTGTCTGGTGCTGATACTAGAGTAAAAGATGATGCAGTTGGTGCGTTTGCTAATATTGTTGCTCTTGTGTTGTTTGCACCTATAGGATCTGAATCCCATTCAAATGTTTCTGCACCAAATATAGTTGCAATAAGTTTGTTACCAAAATTATCTAGTGACCATAAACCTGGTGCTGTTACAATATCTCCTGACGCTGCAGCATTCCATGAAAAGAAATCAGCTGCATCTGTAACAGTTGCACCTGAACTATGTATTGCTGCTGTTGTACCATTAGCACCTCTTGTTAATCCTGATAACGTTCCGCCACTATTTCCTGTGTATGTAATAAGTTCATTTCCTATTTGTACTGTACCTGAAGATGGAAAAGAAGTAGAACTAGCCATTGTTAGTGATGTTGCACTAGCACTTAACTCTGATGATAATGTAGATGTAAATTGTCCTTGTTGTACACCACCCCATGATCCAAGTCCCCAACCTGTTGTTGCAACCTCAACCGCTGGTCCCACAGGATAATAATGTTGTACTCTAATACCACCAGATGTAGTAGCACCAGATCCAGATTCATTTGAGCCAACATCAATTGTTAAAGTTGTGTCAGTTGGTATTGACTTTACCATAAACTTTACGTCATCAAAAGTTGTAGAGTTAAAATTAGAATTTGTTATGGATGAAAAATTATCACAAAGTATAACATCACCTTTACCAATATTATGCGCAGATGAAAAGGTTATAGTAACAGTTGATGATCCGTTGGTTGTAGTAAATGCAGATGTTAAAGTTGTTGTAGATTTAATTGGGTGTATGTCATAAAAAATACCACCAGAATATGCATATAAAATATTGCTAGTTCCTAGTGCTGCATACTTAATACCTGATGCATTTACAAAGTGATGAATAGCAGTATTACGTCCTGACATTTCAACAGAACCTAATTGTGCCCAACCACCTATTTTTTCTGGTGTGCCATATCTAAATCTAACATTGTCACCGTTAACCCATTGGCCTTCACCACCGGTTGCAGTTACTTGTTTATTAAATCCTGGCGCAAACTGAACTTTTTGCAACATAGTATTTTATCCTATGCCTTATGGTTTAGTTGGCCACGTAGCGTTTTCACATTTAGCAACAGTATCTTTACCTGCAGGCAAGTCTCTAAGATCTTT